CTTATATTATACCATATTTTTAATTATCATTTTCATTTTAAACAAATATAAACTTAGCTTTCACCGTTAGCATATAATTACTCATACACACCCTATATTTATAGGTTCACATGGTTATTCATTGATATATCACTATATCAAGCCGCTAATTTTAACGGTCCTTCATCTGGTGTACTAAAATGTAGTATTTTCTTTATCGTTTCTGCTATATGTTGAGCACCTTTCTTGACCGCATTTATCTTTGATTCAATCCCTTGTATGAACCCATGTATCATGTCTGATCCCCAGCCCTTAAACTTTGCTGGTAACTGTCCAAACCACGCAAATATTGCATTAACTTTATTTCTAAACCAAACATTTTTTTTGTATAAAACTACAAGTACTCCAACCAAACTTAATATTACAGTAATAATCCTTATTATAGGATTGGCATTCATAACAAAATTCAATATTTTTTGTGCCGCCGCCGCTATCTTTTGTGCTGCCGCTACGGCTAAAGTTGCCCCTTTAAATATAAGTGCTCTTGCGGCATTAATAATAAAGATTGCTCCTTGCTTTGCAACATTTCCTGTCATTATTGCTATATTCTTTGCTGCTGTAAGTGCATTCTTACCAACGCTTAACATGTTAGAGCCTAATGTTCTTATAAGTCCTGCTCCTTTACTAAATCCAGTACCAATGCCACCACCTACTTTTTTAATTCCATCCATAGCATACATACCTGCTATCCTTAAAGTATCAAATTTATCTTTAGCTTTATCTATGAAATTAAAAATATGGCTTACAGTATTAAATTTCTTAATCGCACCCAATAATAGTAATGAAGATGTGACACTTATCAATAATCCACCATGCATTTGATTAAAAAATTTATCAAAAAATGATTTTAACTGTGTCCAATGAGTTATAATCTCATATGCGACTAATCCTATACCTGCAAGTGCAGTCACAAATATCATCGATCTAGGTGACATTTTAAATATAGTTTCAAATAATGCTTCACCTTTTGATACTTTTTTAGCTCCATTTACGGCTTTTATAATATCATTCATACCATTTTTTATTTCAAATACTTTTCGTGCTATATTTACTCCAACAAAAACTCCCGCGAGTGCAGAACCAAAAGCTTTTATCCCATTAACATGATTAGTAGCAAAATCCACAAGTTGTTTTATTCTATATATAACTTCATTTATTCCTATTTTAACTTTTTCTAATGTATCAGTATTTACGCCAGAAAACAAATCTTTAAATAATTTAGATATTCCTGCGGCATTAGCAAAATTCTTTAAGCTCCTTCCTAGTGCTTCTAATGGTTCTTTCGTGGATTTTGCTATGTCTGCTATGGATTTAAATGCATTTGTAGCTATAGTGCCAATTGATTTCATAGATCCACTATTAAACGCATTAAGTATTTTATTTAAAGGTGGTAATGCATATGTCCCTATACTAGCCCCTAATTGTTGTAAATTAACCTTTGCTAATCTAACCTGGTTTGCAAAGGTATTTTGAGTCCTTGTAAAATCACCCTGCTTATCTTTTGTCACCGACATTAAATATTGGTATCTTAACATTGTTTGCTGAGCTTGTGACATTTCATTCCAAGATGTTTTTATTCCTTTAGCCAAGGCATAATGAGACAAATTTGTTACATCCATGTTTATACCTAGTTGTTTAAGTGGTTCTGTTTCGCCCGATATACCACTTCTAATTTTTTCAAAAGCATCTTCTATAGGCAAATTATCAAAGCTCGCAATATCACCAGCGAGGCCAGATAAATTTTCAGACATTTTAATTAATGAATTCCCCGTTATACCAGAACTTTTCATCATGGCGCCTAAATATCCCGTGAATTGTTTAGCTTGAAGTGTAGATAATCCAAATGAATTTAATGCTGTTTTAGACCATGCATTTATTTGTTTGGCGCCTCCACCAAATGTTTCATCAACAACATTTTGGATTTCGACAAGATCACTTGCTAATGATATTGATTGTTTTGCAGCAGCCGCAAGACCTAACCCTCCAGTAAATAAAGCAATTTTGGAAGCAGTGCTAGAGAATATATTTTTCGTGCTACTTCCAAATTTGTTCATGCTATTACTCATATGAGTAATTTGATTTTCAAATCTTTTTATTGATCCTATATTTTTATCACTAAATATTTTAGTAGTTGCAGTTGCTTCTTTAACAACTTTTTGAAAAGAATTTGTTGATTCTGCCATTTTACGCATAGGAGATGTCCATCTATCTACCAGATTTAAAATTGTAGAAATATTTTTAGCCATATTTACCTCCTTCCTTTATAATTGCAAATAAAAAAAGCCCATAACTTTGCAGTTATAAGCTTTTTAAATATTTATTTGTTTTAATTATTAGGATATAACATTTTCAAATTTTCCGCAGAAAGTTTTGATTTTATAGAACTTGCTACTCCTGTTCTATAGTTTCCTTCCAGCGTAACCACTTGTTCAGGTGTCATATTTCCAAAGTCTTTAACAGTTTGTATTTTATCTTGGTCAAACGTTAATTCCATTCCTAGTCCATTTGTATTATTTCCACTTTCATTTGTAAATGTAGTCATTATTTTTACATGTACAACTTTAAACTTCTTAAATTCTTTATTCTTATATACTTTATCAAATCCTAAAGCCGTTGAATTTAACCCTATAGTTACAAAGGTATTTTCCGTTAAAGCATCAGGCTTAAATTGTATCGTTAATTCATTACCGTTTTTCGTTATTTCACCGTTTTTAAAACTGCTGGCAACTAAAGAAGAGAGGTTTTCATTACTACTATCTGTTTGTACAGTGTCTTCTTTCGCAGGAGTATCGGTTGAAGATTCAGCTACTGCACTTGTATTTTGTGCAGCATTTTTATTACTTGTATCTTCTGGCAAATGCGTTATCCCCACAAAAAACAGGACAAACATTATAATAGTAGTTAATATTGTTTTACCTATCTTAACTCTTTTTTTACTTTTTATTGCTAATGAAATTATTCCTACTATAAACCCTATAAATCCTATAAGGCCTATAAAACCCATAAGCATAATATATTCCCCCCCTTTAATAATCACATTATATCAAATTGGGGAATATATTTCTAGTACGCCTTTATAATATAATGTCCTTAATACTAAGGTTATATTTTTTACTATTCTATCGAAATCTTCACTGTCAGTATCACCATATTCATCTAGGCACCTATATCAAGCACCTAAAGCAGTTAGAAAATCCTCTTTATCTACTTCTATCTTATTTGAATTCATAATATTTCCTCCTATTTTCCATCTCCAAATAAATTATTTAGGAATTCGTTTCTTTCTCTGTAATATTCATTTCTAGCCTCTATATAAAATAGCTTTTTATATTCACTACAATTAATCATTATGTCTGGGTCTTTCCCATGCTTAAATGTATAGAAGGCGACCGTATTAAACCAGTCGTCTTCCTTTATGAGTTTTTTATTTTTTCCTGAGCATTTTTAACGTCTTCCTCGCTTGCATCATTCAATTTTATTATTATTTCACTTTGCTCACCTGGTTTAAATATTTCATCTATTAAATCATGTGGCATACCCTTGACTTCGTATACCTCCATCAGTTTCTTATAATTATTTTTAATCATAGGGCAGCAATCATAAATAAGACTTACTTGAGCATCATTTAGATCTTGTGGTTTTTGGCTCATAGCCTTAAAACTCATTTTCTTAACCCTTTTAGTTGAGGGCCTAGTAAACGTTACTACTCTTTTCAGACTCTTTATATAAATCTTTATAGGCTCGTCTTTTTCTCTGTCCTTTTCTATTTTGGCGGCAATCAAATCATCTAAACTTAATTCTTGTGCTTCCTTTTTTTCTTCTAATTCTTCTGCATCTTTCATTTCTTCATTATTAGTCATATATATTCTCCCCTTTTAAATTAAGATAATGTTTCGAGTGGGTCGTAATCTGTAAATGTGAATGGAATTACTTCCTGCGTAGATTTCTTTGTTTCAGCGTTAAAATCAAATTCAGTAAATTGTACACCATGTACCGCAATTCTTTCAGTTTCCCCTGTCTGTTTATTAGTCATAGAGCCTATTATTTCAACGTCTGGGAATTTACCCGTTTTAAAAGCATCTCCTATTAGTTTTAGAGCTCTACTATGCATCTTGAATAATGTAAGTGTCCCAGTGCCTTTCCAACCCATGTATCTCTTATGGGTGGCATATTCTCCTGCAAGTTCTATATCGTCAAAGACACCTTCAACTTTTATTTCGACTTTGTTTCTTTCCTCGTATTCTTCACCGTTTACCCATAAATCCATTTCTGTACCGGATAGAACTTTATTTGCTATGTCAGACATTTATTTCACTTCCTTTTATAAAATTGGGTATAAAAAAGAGCAACCCGAAGATTGCCCTGATTTAATCTATTTAATTATGCATTGTTATTCCAAAATTCAAATTTTCCATTGCAAATAGTATTTTTATATCAGCCTTTAAGTACATATCTCTCTTGTAAGTAAATTGCTTTATCTGTGCATCTGTCATTTTGGATACATCTACACCAGATTTATTTAAAGCCTCTCTTTGTGTATCAATGTCTATATCAGCAATATTATTATATTGGTTGTCAAGTACATCTATATTGGCAAGCCCTTTGAAGTATTGGTTTATTTCATTTATAAAAAGCATTTGGTTGTCTAAGTTATTTTTTAGTACACCTATATATCCAGCTTTAAAGGCTTTATATATATCATCCTGCATCATATCTTCTGCTTCTACTATTTCAATATAAGATTCATCATTTTCAGTTCCATCAGGATAACCTTCTGGTGGATCTGTCAAACTGTTTATCCCACTACCTATCTTAACTTCTGCATCCTCATTTATAAGTACTAACTGCCCTGAATTTATAGCTTCATTTACATCTGCAGGTTCTTCAACATTGGCAAGGTTGCTTAAAATTGTGTAAGTAGTGCCCTTCATTACATTTGCCCCTGCTAAATACCCTATAAGGGATGGAATTGCCTTATCACCTGTTTGTGTTGCTCTACTATCTTTAAATGTTACATTGGCATTCCCCAGCACAACTACACCTTTATCATCTGGTGGTGTTGTAGGGCTAAATACGGCACATTTAAAGTTTTTCTTGTTAGCTCTCTGTGCTTTTACAAAAGCAACAAGGGCATCTTGATCCGCTTGTGTGGAAGTTCCTTCTATAATTCCTATCCACCCTATTTCTAGTCCTTTTACAATATCTAGTGCATCCGCAAATACCCCTTCTATATCATCTATTCTAACTACTGTAACCTTGCTTGGCTTACCTAAAAAGCAATCAGATATATATGCATAATTTTCTGTTGTATATAACGCCTTATCTGCTATTAGGTCTATCTCTTGTGTATATTCTTTAAATTTAAAAGTTTTGTCTGTGTCGTCTTTTATAATCAAAATTACGTTTCCACGTTCCGATCTCTTTATAAAAGAAGCTGCAAGTTGTTTAAAAGTAATTCTAATTATTGGCAAATTTATAGCCATGTTATCACTCCTTACGTTTTATGTTTGTATACAAATTTTCCAAAGGCTCATATTTGGTAGTATCAGGTATCTCTTGTATAGAATATAAATAGAACTGCATTTGCAAAATTCCATCTACAATTACAAAATCAAGTCCATTGTCCTGTCCGTCTTGTTGAAATGTAGGCATAAAAAAAGAAGGGGTTATCCAAACTCCTTCAAGGAATATATTTTCTAGCTTATCCTGCATATCTAATAGTTCAACTCTGCTGTCATATTCAGTTGTAGGGAAATAATATATCCTTATGCTTACAGTTTTTTCTTTTAGTTGTGTATTTAATTTATATGCCATGTCTCTATCCATTTCTACATAGAAACATGGGCGTGTATAACCTTGTCTTATATCTGTACTCTGTCTTTTTACATCTGGGAAATTCTCTTTCAATAGATTGTTTATAGCTGTTATAATATCTTTTATCCCTATCATATAATCACAACCCATGCTTGTTTATCATATCGTCAACGAATTGCTCACAATTGTTGTAGTATTTATTAATGAAGTCTTCATATGACCTTTGGAATGGATGAAAACCAGGTACGAATCCTTTACCTACAGATTTTCTGTCTTTATCTGTCTGCAAATGCCCATATTCCAATAGATGTGCATGAGGTGATGTATTATAAGCCCTGCAAGATAAAGCTCCGTTATATTTATACACTTTGCCTGACTTGAAGCCTTCATAATAGTTGCCTGTTTCTTCTATAATTCCTAATTGCTTAGCCTTATTTTTGGTTGCAGTCTTTAATTGATTGGCATTTTTCTTTAGAAACTTAGAAGATTCCCGCGGCAATTCTTTTTCTGCTAGATCTAACATATCTTTTGTAAAACTATCTAGTTCCTCTAAACCTTCAAAACCAGTTTCAGCCATATAATCACCTCTATTCAATAACCTCTTGAACAAATATTTCTACTGTCTCATGACCAAAATTCGGATCAAGGATATATTTTATGTCAAACCTATGTCCGACTTTTTTCTTCTGGTCGTTCAAATATATTTGCCTGTCTGCATCTCTCTCAAAATACATGAGCCAATTTGCAGTAGTTAAATCTTTAGCAGAAGAATATCTCATTATAATTTTGTGAGTTACATTAGACAATAAAGTTCCTATATTCTGTTGCTTAATCAAAGAACCAGTTTGTGGAATTATAGAAGCCCATACCGTTTTTATCTTTGCATTTGTAAAATCATCTTCTCCTAGTTCGTTCTCATATGGAACTTGTCCCCAAATTTCTATTCTTCTATTTAGTTCTCCTGGATTCATATAAAATCACCACATTTCTTTTATTGGCACAAAAATGTACCCACTTAATTTGTAATATAAACGTATTTTAAACGCTCATTAATACAATTACATCTCTTAAATATAAAGTCTATTATTCAAGGCATTTCGTTAGTTTCTGTAGTAGAATAGCAATTTTGCAACTGTGCTATCAAATATTTAAGACCATATTCAAGATTTTTTGAAATACTCCCTATTAAAACAGGGTCCCTTTGCTCATACCAATGATTTACCAACATTTTTTCAGCTAGTTTTGCTACTGGGTCTCCTTGATTTAAAGTGCACCCGGCATTTAACAAATATTTTTCTGCTGTATCTATTAATTCTTGTATATCGCTATCACCGTCAGTAGTATCATCACAATGTAAATATTCCTTGGCTTCTTCTAAGCTTAATATATTACTCAATTAAATCAACTCCCATAGTAGGAGAGAGGTTTTAAGCTCTCCATTAAACTGTTACGCCCTTCTTTATTATTACAAAGCCATTAGGATCAAGTACTTTACCATCTGCTACAAGAATACCCTTATCAACTATCTCGTTCTTATCATGATCTGTGTATCTAACCATTGTTAATTGCATATTTGAGTTTATTGCATAGTTGTTCATATTACCATATATTGCAACAACGTCATTTTCTGCAGCATCGTCATAATTTGCTATTATATCATCCTCGACTTCAATAACTGGTTTTCCCCCAAATCTTTCCTGTGTACCTTCCGTTATACCGTAGTTAACCCTTCCTATAGGCTGACCGTTCTTGTCTACCATTCCATCAATGTATCCTTCAAATGTGCCCGAAGCCATATATAATGATGCACCGCCTTTATAAGATAATGGCATCTTAGCGAATACTTTTTTCTTCCATGCACTCCAATCTACAAATTCAGCTGGTGTAAGAGTAACAATCTGCCCTGCTGGTATCCTAGTATCAAGTGTAATTCCCAAAGGTTGTCCTGTTCCTGTTCCTTTTATGATTGCTGTATCAAGAGCTTTTACAAATGCTTCAGCAAGTAAGCTAATAAGAGTATTTTCAAACATCTGTAAAGTTACTGTTTCAGCCAATAATGATGTTGATATCTTACATTCCAAACCATAGTAATTAAAAGTAACATTCTGGTTCATCTGAATTTTCTGTCTATCAGAGGAAGTAGTCTCTCCGATCCATGATGCTGTTGGTTTAAGAGTAAGTATTGGGACTTGTACTCCACCTTTGATTGCTAGTTTCCTTACAGCTGCATATATCTGTCCATAGCTTTGTACCTTCTGTATTACTTCCTGAAGAATTGTAGTTGGGATAACAGCTGAAGTATCTCCTGTTGTAGTTACTGCATCTGCGTTCTTTATAATAGGCCTTGTAAAATCATTCTGTAAGATAGGTGATACTTTACCATCAAGGCAAAAATCCTTGAAAGCATTTCTATATTCTACACTAGACAATGTATCTTCAAATCCTACTTTTTTCTTGGGTTTATTTAAAGGCTCAGTTGCCTGATTTCCTTCATTATCAAACTGTTTTCCTGCATCTAAAGCTTTTTGTGCTTTTATTTTCGCATTTATAATGTCAATATCCTTTGAAGCATTATTTATTTCTTCTTCTGTGGCATCATCTTTCACCATTAAGTTTTGTGCTTTATCCTGCGCTGTCCTTAATTTGTCAAATAGTGCTCTTAATTCTTTGCTCATTTAATATCATTCCTTCCGTTTTCTATAATTTTTTTGCAAAATAAAAAGCCCTAAAGTCTACACTTTAAAGCCAATTTAGCTTTTAACTGTTTAATTTTTTCTTCATCTTTCGGTTCTGGTTCCTTGGGAGGCTTATCCTCCAATTTATCAAGCCGGTCATTAATTTTGTCAAACTTATCGTTAATTTTTTCTAGAACAGCCTTAATATCGTCTTTAGACTCCTGACTGTTTCTGCTTTCTTCAATCTCAATAAGTTTTTGCATAGAATTTTTAGCACAGTTTTGAATTGCAAGTCTGTTAAAGCAAAAATTAATTGCCTTATTCTTAGGCTCATCTTCTCCCTTGTCTGTATACAACATTTCATCTGCAAAACCATTTTTCATGGCTGTATTTGCATCCATCCAGGTTTCATCATCCATTAATTGGCTTATCTTGCTTCTGGAACGCCCCGACTTTAATTGGTATGCGTTCACAATAGACTCTTTAATAGAATCCAGAACATCAGCCTGTTTTCTCATATCGCTTGCATATCCATGCACTGAACTTAATGGGTTGTGTATCATCATTATTGCAACCGGGGACATCATTACCTTATCTCCTGCCATTGCTATAACACTAGCTGCCGACATTGCCTTTCCATCAATTTTAGTAGTTATTTTGCCATTATGGTTTTTCAAAGCATTATAAATCCCTGCTGCTGCAAATACATCACCGCCGTAGCTATCAATCCATACAGTTATATCTTTGCCATCATATTGTGCTAATTCGTCCCTAAAAGCATTAGGAGTAGCGCAATCCATCTCAAGCCATTCATATATCCATGCATCGTCATCATTAACTATGTCGCCTTGTATTCTAAGTTCAACATCTTCTTGTCCATCTTGTCCTTCGTTTTTAACAAAATCCCAAAATTTACTCATTATTATCACCACCCTTATTATATTGTTTCCCTACCATAGTAAGAGGAATATAATTTCCATTTACTATCAATTGGTCTCCTCCGTCTTGTGGGGGATCTTCTTCAAGTGCTCTGCATTCATTAGGAGTTTTAATGCCATTTTGCACTGCTGCTGCATATGTCTCAATTCTACTTTTTGTATCGCCTCTCAACATTACATCAGCATTAAACTTCATGTAATAACCCTGTTTTATTTCTGATGTTGTAAAAAGTTTATAAGAGGCTTCCTGCTCATACATTGTCAAAATAGACATCATGGTATCTGAATAGAATTCTCTATTTGCTTCACTTGTACTAGAATAAGAACTCTTTACAAGCTCGTTTAATTGGTGAAGTTTTATTCCAAAAGCAGCTGATATTTGCTGAGCACTATACTTTGTGTTTTCTAAGAACTGTGCATCTGTAAGTTTTAGAGCCAATGGCTGAAATGTATATCCATAAGGCAATAAACTTACTCTATTGGCATTCTTAAGTCCATTTGCCATCTGTTCAAATTTGTTTCGGAATACTCCTTCTGCTTCAGGACTTAAGTCCCCAGTATAATTTATAATACCTGCTGTTTGCATACCATTTTGTATGCTATTTTTAAGAAACTCCACAGCAGAACCGCTTGTATTTATGGCCCCTTGTAACACTTGTATAGGGCTTATACCTACTATTCCATCAGTTGTAAGACTTTTGAAATGTAATAAATCATAACTTTGTAGCTTATGCCGTACTCCTGCATTGTCTGTGTATATATACCAGATAGTATCTTTAGAACTTATGAGTCCTTCGTCATCAACCCATATTTCCATTTTAGTTGGGTCTAAAGGATATAATCCTTGTATAAGTCCTGCATATTGTCCACTTTGTATAAAATCAATCCATACATAAGAGTTGCCATATATATTTCTAAGAGTTTCAACACATTTCCAGAAATCACTTGTTGACATAAAAGGATTAGGCCTTAATTTAAGTAATGGATATAAATAATGATCTGCGGCTTTTTTAATACCACCGCTGTCCTGGTATATCTTGCATGGAAGTTTACCCATCGTTTCAGACAATATCTTAATACATGTATAGGTTACTACCTCGTTTAAAGCATTCTTGCCGCCCAGATTTAATTCTCCTGGTGCTATGCCCAAATATTGTACTAACTGGCTCATATTAATGGGGATTTGTGTCCCGTCACCGTTTAATACCGTCTGGTTTCTTATCCTGTTTATTGCATTTTTAAATAACATTCATATCACCTGCTATCCGTGGCTTTGCTAATCGTATAAGCAAGTATAAGTAATATAATTCCTACTACGCATATACCTGCCTGCCACATAAAAGAAAAGGCAGCCACAGCAAAACAAATCAGCCCTATGGTTGCCAAAATATCATCTATATACTTTTTAAAAATCTCTCCTATTGCTTTTATCATAGCATCACCTCCATAATTTATCTAAGAAATCATTTGTTGCGTATTGGTTAACATCAACATCATATTCCTTATTTTCTATCATGACCTTGTGGACATCTACAATGGCATCTACAGGATCTATCCTCTTAACTCTATAATTCTTATCTATTTTGCATTCTCCAAAGCTATTATAAGTAAGTTTTGCATTACATACTGACCAGGTTAAAAGGCTATTACTCTTGTCATATTGAATATTGCCACCATCTACAGACAATTTAAAATCCTCTGTAGCACTGTTTAAATTCCTTGCAGACTGTACAATCTCAATGCAATCACATCCAAATGTATCTAGGTCTCTTAAAAATGCATCTGCATTATGAGGGTCATAGGCAATAAATTTATATTTCAGCCTATATTTTTCTTGGAGATCTCTTAAATATTGGATTATATATTGGTAGTCTGTTTTTACTCCGCCTAGAGTTTCAGTAAGTGTTATAAGGTTCTGCCTTTTCCATATATCATATGGAGCCTTATCTGTCTGTATATGTTCCTGCAATCTCTTTTTAGGCATGAAACTATGAGAATGTATAAAATATTTATCTTTGGGGAGTTGAAATTCCAGAGCCAGAGAAGTCAAATCTCCGCCGGAACTTAAATCTAATCCTACTCCACATTCTCTGCCAGACATATCTTCAAGAGTATAACCAGTGCCACAACTTTTCCAATTCACGATATTTATATAATCGTCATCAGCCATCTGAACCCACATGTTCAAATCTTTAGTCATAAAGTTTCTTAATTCTTCGCCTTGTATTTCTTTCGCTTTTATTGCATCAGCTTTTAGGGCGGTCAGAGTTTCAGGTGTCCACAGTGGATTAGCTTTCTGCCAATTCTTTTCGTCCCAAATATCGTCATTCTTATCAATCTGGCATATATAAACAAACTGGGTATCATCTTGTATGGCACCTTTCAGGATCTTACAGCAATATTCATATAGCTCATAACATGGCCCATTAAGGTTAAACCCTGCCGTGGTTATTACACTTATAAGACATTGTTTTAGCTTTTTAGTACCATCAGACAATAATTTATACATCTGATTATCTTTGTGCAAATGATACTCATCTACACTGGCAAAAAATGGGCGGAAACCATCGATCGATTTTGTGTCACGGCCAAGAGCTTTAATAACACCATGAGTAAGATTACATTCTATTTCACTTTTATAGTCCTTGACAGTAAACAAACCTTTCTTTGTTTTCGTTCCACTTAACTCTTTATCTGCATTGATAAACTTAATACATTCCTGCATTACTATTCTAGCCTGCAGTTCTTTTGTCGCCGTAACATAACATTGTGGATAATTATACCCCACAAAGTTGGAATAATATAATCCTGGCACTGCATTACCAATAGATTTACCATTTTGTCTGGCTACCTGTTCATATGAAGTCCTGAATCTTCTGTACCCAGTATCTTTATGAACCCAACCATTCCATGACCCAAATATAAAGGCTTGGAAAGGATACAGTTTCATAGGTTTAGGCTCTTCACCTTCTGCTAATGTAAGAGCTTCTGCAAAATTTATTATTCTATTTGCCTTGTCTACATTCCAAACATAAGGGAAGTCTCCTATCCCTTGTCTCTCAAGGTCATTTAAATGTCTTTGGCAAGCTAATATCTCTAGTTCACCTTTTACATACCTACCATTCACAACATCTTTGGCATATTGTGTTACTCTATCTACCATTATCTATTACCTCATTTATACGCATCCCATTTACTCTTAGGCTTGTCTTCATCCTCATTTTTGGGTATCACAAGTTTACATCTACTAGATATAGTCAACCCTAAGTCAGATGCCGCAGATCTGCATTGTTTAAAATATTTATCCTGTATACTTACAATATCTTTATCAAGCAAGTAATTTGCGTCTTCAAGCATTTTCCGTGTAATATTTATATACATCTTTTTTGCAATAATAAATCTAGCCAAGGCATCTTCATCAAGATTGGACATTATCTTAATCCTAATGAGTTCCTTGGCTATTTTATTGAATTCCTCTTTTAGGTCACCATCTAAATAAGACGGTGCTCTTATATTATCATTTGGTGCTTTTACTTCTGTGTTTTTTCTTTCCTCAATTTCGGCTTTAGTAAGATGCTTTTTCCCTTTAGCTTCAATTAGGCTTATAGGCTGTCTAGGTCTAGCCATGTCAATGATTTCCTCCTTTCATATTGCAGAAAAATGCTCTTTAGAATTCATTTAGGGAGTTTGTGTGCGAGAACTG